AAGAACAAAGCGCTATTCGATACGACTCATCCTTCGGCTCTTGGTACTGCTGCCGAGGGTACTGGCACAACGGCTGCTCGTATTGACCATGTCCATGCTAACCCTGCCATTGATACACTAGCAGCAGCTACGGACATAACGACTCTGGACACCTCTACTACGGCTCACGGACTAGCTCCAAAGGCTGTAGCCCCAGCAGCAGGATATTATAATTATGTTGGCATAACAAATGGTGAAACCGCTTACACAAACAAAGCACTATCTACTGCTCCTATCATGGTAGCCGCTTCGGATGCAACCGACAGAGAAAAGACAATGGCTGGGCTTTCAGGTGGGTACGTATGTGATGGTACTAATGACCATACCGATATCAATGCCGCCATAACGGCTGTGAGTGCTGTGGGTGGTGGCAAGGTTATTTTGTCCTCTGGAGAATTTAAAACTGGTGCCACGATAGCCATGCTTGATGGTGTCGAACTACAAATGAACGGCTCTATTATTCTCCCTCAAGCTGAAACCTTTGCTGCCATAACCATAGCCGATAAAATCTATTGGAAAATCACAGGCTCTAACTGGTGGATTAGCTATGAGGATGCTTTGAGTATTGAAAGATGGACAGCACAACAAGGCTCAACTAATGCCGCCGCTATCGGTATAACGATAACAGGGGCTTCAAATTGCGCCTATGGCACGATTGAGGGACCAGGCTTTATCATGTATGCCAACATCGGTATTAAGGCACAAAACGCTAATTGTTGGGCTTACACGGTTAGCAACATCGTCACTCGATACACAGGAGCGAACGGTATTTATCTCGGTGGTGGACTTAATGTAACCTTTAGAAATATTGAGTTACTAGATGCTTATGCCGCTTCCTTCTATGCTTACGGGTGTTCTAGTCTTGGAGTCTTTGGTGGTGGATGTGAAGCTACTCAAACAGGTGGAGTTACACTCGATACCTGTAAAGACTTTAACTTTATGAACTTCGATATTGAGAACACCCATCCTGGAGAATATTCTGGTGCGTTAGATGTAAGCAACTGCAAAGGTCGTATGCAATCCTGTTACTGGTACGGTAATACGATTGGGGCTGATTATGGGGCAATCATTTATCTGCACGATGCCTCCCTTGTAACCTTTGATAATTGCCACAATGAGGGTGATACAGGGGCTAACGCTAATCGCAACACTTTCTATGTCAAGGGTGATGGCTCTAGGGCTATCTGTGCCCCTAACTGTTCGTTTACAGCTACATCATCCGGTACATTACTTGGTCAAACTTATACCCTTGATACTTCGGGAACGATGGTCTATCCAGAGGGAATTTCAGGATATGTTGCCCCTGGTGAAAAAAGATGTGTCTACGTTAATCTAACCGCTGGTAACGTCAACGCCTACGCTTTTAACTGGCAGAATCCAGAGAACAGGAAAATTATCGTTAAAAGAGTGGTAGTTTATCTTTCTGCGGCTGGTGGTACTGCCAATTCAGTCTTAGATATTGGAGTAATTAATGCAACTGCCACTCATTCAGATACTATCATTGACGGGTTAGCACTTAATACAACGGGTGTTTTTGATTCCTCCAACTCAACTGATAAAGGTACTAATGGCATGGTTAGGGCTTTGTTAGTAGATGAGAATGGTGGAACTAATGATTGGATAACTGGTCAGATATTAGTTGCTAATGCCGCGAGTTTGGCGGGTAAAGTAATGATTGAATATATGGGGGCATAGTCCCCTTAATAGGTGTAATGGGAATCATACGGACAGCTTAAATAATTGATATGGAGGGACTGATTTATGGAACTTGAAGCTTTATCCAGTCTGGCAGGTGGGTCAACAGTAGCGGTACTCGCAATTATTATTTTCTTTTTCTATAGACAGGACAAGAAAGAGGAAGCGGAGAAACTCAGACAGGATAAAGAAGAGGAGATAGCCCGCTGGCAACAACAGATCGATAGCTACGACAATATAGCTAAAGAGCTTCTGGATTGCCGGAAAGTCGATGCTGTAAGTAGAGATGAATTAGCCAAGAATTTAGGCCAACTTGCTGAATCAATTAGGAGTTGCGGATTAAAAACCTTTAAGGGGGGATAATATGCAGATTTCTTATAAGCAAATTCAGGTAGGTACTCAGGTCGTCTTTTCTGGAGACGGCCTTCTTTTTAAGGTCCTTTCAACTGCTTTAGGTTGGGTTGATAAAGACTATCGTAGACTATCTCCTAGACCTTGGCACGTGGGCTTTGTCTCTCGTTGGCATCCGACACTAGGTTGGATGATCTGTGAGGCCACTGGCAAGGGTGTGCAGGAAAATCCACTGGCTATCTATGACCCACGTTACTACGGACTCTACAAGTGGTTTGAGAAGCCATTGAATCAGGATAGTATTAGTATATTCTTACAGCAATATCTTGGTTTGCCTTATGACGGTTTCTGGGGTTATATCTGGATAACGATTGCAACCCTTTTTAATAAAATCTTCCACAAGAATATTGGAGTTTGGAAAGATGACAGACTCCTTTGCTGGGAACTATTCGAAGAATTCGATGAGTTCATGGAAAAACCGATCTGTAAATTCAATCAAACGTCAACCATTTCTGATATTATGAAGGCTTTAAATGGGCGATAGTTCTATCTCCATTTATTTATCCTTTAGATATTTAGACTCAAAATATTTGATAGTACTCTCAACTGTTGTTTCATCAAGATTATATTTTATTTCTGTATATTTATCCCTAAAATTAGGGACAGATAGATTGCAAAAATCAAATAAAACAGCAATCAATTCTCTAGCAACCTTTTCCTTTTCCTGTTCGATTAATCTTTCAGATGCTTTTATGCCAATAACTCCCAGTTTGGTTATATCAGAATAAGCTAATTCATAAGCCTCAAGTTTAGCCTGTTCGATGAGGGGTTGAATGATGGAATTGCAAATATCTTCAGCACAAGTGCCAACACTCATATATTTAAAGTCGTTCCAATCTAATATTTTGTGCGCGATCTGCTCCCTCAGTTTATCTTGTTCAGTCATGATTAACCTCCTCCTATTCTTTTAACCCAACCTTGAGAGGACTATAAACGTCCCCTTTTATGACTTTTTATCTGACCAATCAGGTATTATTCTGTTATGAGAACTTATTAAATGTTCAGCTTGAATACGTCTGCCTTCTTTTTCAGCGTATGGATCATCACACCTGTCTGCTACCATGCAATCAATACACTGGTGGGTTGTCATTATCGTTCTTTTACACTCGTTAAATCTATTCATAGTCTCCTTCATAATCTCTCCCCTTATTTAATCAGCTCAAAGACTTTGCCTTGAACTTCTTCGTAATCGTTAAAGTATTTACCTTTGGTTTGTATCCATTTTGAACTGTCTACCATCTTTCCATATCCCTCTTTAGCTAGCAATTCGATCAACTCATCTACTTCTTTGAAGCATAATACACATCCAATAATGTGGCACTTTTTACCATGATAGATACAATCAGGACAAAATCCTTTGAATTGTTCAAAGTTTATTAATTTCTCTCTGATAGTTTTCTCAGCCATATCTCTCCCCTTTTATATCTTTCTCAGTGTGAATTTATTAATCTCATCCAGTTCAACTTTTGTTCTCCCGTGCTCTTTAACAAAGAATTTAAACATAGCCTTATCGTCTATAAATCCGTCCGCTTTGGCTTCATATATTCCGATATTGATACACCCATTTAAAAGTATTCTTCGTGGCTCTTTGGAGATAATCTCAGCATTGAAAAGATACTTTCTATTTTTAGGACTTCTGTTTTTGTAGTAACATTGCACCTTTTCACCAATATGCCAATCTCTACCTTTTGGAGCGTCCTTACGGGGAAACCTCCATGTGGTAAATTCGTCATAATTGAGCTTATCCCACATCTCAGTAAAACTAATTATTCTCAATTCAATTCTCCCCTTATTTAATCGGACATATAACATTATCAGGACATACACCCTCTATTTGTTCTTGTTCGCATTTGTCTTGATATTTACATACTGCTGCTTGTCTAAGTTCTTTAACTGCTTTTATTGAAATAACATATCCTTTTACACTATCGTAATAATTAGGACTTGTTGTTAACCATTCAACGAATTCTTTTATATTATTAGGTATCATTATCACTCCCCTTTTATTTACTTACCCACTTTTTAAAATCAGGGCATTTCTCCAAATCCTTTCCATTTGCACAATCTATTCCATCTCTTTTTAGACAGTGACAAACTGGATGAGGATAATACGTATCATCCCAATCTTCGTATTTACAGGCTATTTTCTTTTTCATTTCCCTCTCCTATAATGGCTCGATTATTGTCCCCTTTTATTCGACTTCTAAGTCTCTTTTTAATTGTGCATATGCGCTGTTATCACTGGCAGGAATAATCCTACCAAATTTCTCATAGGGTATAATTCCCTTGTCTAATTCTTTAAATATTTCCTTTGCCATTACTTGTTGTGCTGAATCCCAAACATGGTAATCACACATTGGTAACCATTCAGGATATTTACTCATAATCTCTCCCCTTTTATGACTTTTTATCTGACCATTCAGGTATTATTCTGTTATGAGAACTTATTAAATGTTCAGCTTGAATACGTCTGCCTTCTTTTTCAGCGTATGGATCATCACACCTGTCTGCTACCATGCAATCAATACACTGGTGGGTTGTCATTATCGTTCTTTTACACTCGTTAAATCTTTCCATTTTCCTCCCTTATAATGGCTCGCTACTTTTCGTTCCCTTCTTTGAGCCTATTTAATCGTTAAAAGGTTCGCCTTCTTGAGTGATCCATTGTTTGGTACTCTCCCCAAATCTGGCTATGAGAATACTATCTGCTCTTCCGATGTCCTTCTTCCGGGATAAATCAACACTTGGATACATCTGCTGGGCCAGAGTTCGAGCCTTATCCTTTTCGGCTCCTATCAATCCTGCTCTCTTCTTCCATTGTTGAGGTCTGACAAGAATAAAAGGGATTCTCTGAGTAGCTAGAACTCCCTGCACAATGCCATATCCCATGCCAAAGTTAAACATTGAGGACACTCCCTGCCCTGGCATGGCACTGACAGCTTCCAGAAAGGCTACCAGTGGCTCATTAGATAAATTACGCCATCTCTCTATTATCCTTGCCAGTTCAACGGCATTAACCTGCTGTTTCTTGCCATTCAGAGTCATAGTTGGCATATCTACTACTCCAAGACATTCACCTTTAGAATTTAAAAATGCTATTGCCCCTGAATTACCCGGATCTATCCCAATTTTCATCCTATCCCTCCAATGAATATAATAAACACTCTGCGTAACTATCTATTGGTTTTTCGATAATCACTGGGTCTTTTGCTTCTATAAGATCAGTTTCTTTCACAAAAATAGAACCATTACCGTAAGCCTCTCCAGAATTGTCACCGTTGAGAACACCAAATCCATAAGCTCTAATCATACGTCTACCTTCATTAGTGGAGAATACTTCTTTGGGCAATAATTCAAAAACAGTATCCAGTTTGTCTAAATACCTTATTTCACCCCAGTGCCAGAAACCAAAATCCTGTCCGACTAATGCTCCTCTTTTAATTCGTACACCCATCTCTTTCCCTCTCTTAATGTCTAATATTCTTTGGTTTATTCTTGGGTTTTCGTTTACCTTTGGCTTGTAACATCATTAGATTCATATTCATATCACCCTTGAGACACTTACCCTTGACCATCCACACATCTTCACCCCTGAGAATCGTATAATCCTTAGTCCGTCCGCACTCTACACAGACCCCGATCTCGTGCCTGTCATCGTTTCTCATGATTTTTTCCCTGTGTTTACAGTTGGGATTGCCAGCTGCGATAATGCCTTTTGAGATATCTTTAGTGACCATTTGACTCCTTTTGTAAAGATTGTTTTCGAGACTCCATCCCTTGCTCAATATTTAATTTCATGAGATCGGGTAGTTTACGCCAAAAAGAATCTGGTAAATTACCCTTCTCGTTTATATGTAATAAAACATGATTATCTTTTATCTCTATTCCAATAAATGCATCATATTCCTCAGTGTGAGATATTCCATCCTCTATAATTGTCATTTGATATTTAGTTTTATCCATTTTCTCGACTCCTTTTTAGTTTCTTCTGTAGCTTTTACCTGTCATTTTCTGGAATACTCCACCTGTCATTTCATAGAGCCTGTCGAAACTGGCGTCTCCCAGATAGATATTCAACTCTTCAGGCGTCTTATTCGTGGTTAGAACGATAGGTCTGAGACTCTTATATCTGCCGTCTATGATGGCGAAGAGGATACGCTGCACGAAGTCCATATCTTTGCGGGGCTCTTTCCCAATATCATCAAGAATTAGAAGATCCCTGCCAACGAGAGAATTGATAATATCTGTCTCTGAATCCATGTGCTGCTTTTCTTCCAAAGTGTAGTTATACGTGCCTTGAATATTCCGGTATAGCTCGTATTCTGAAACGAACTGGACAGGATTTCTAAGAGAGCATCTCCACTTGATAGGTCTGCAATCCGTCTGGGATACTTCGAGAATTGATAAGCCCTCACCATTCCAGCGATTGAGTATCCTGTGACCGATAGAGCATACCAAATGAGTCTTACCGATTCCAACCATATCAAGAGTCGAGAATAGCACCAAAGAACGATACGACTGCTTTGTTGACAGGATATGCTCTCGATAGGTAATTGGATACCCCTCTGCATAATCAACACATACCTTGAGGATTTTAGCGATATTCCCACCCACTTTTTTGTCGAAGGTAGCAAACTCCTGAGTCATAAACTTGAGAGGGATGCCGGACTTATCTCTCCATTCTTTACGGACTCTGGCTACTTCTGATAAGCGGATCGCCTCTTCTTCTTGAAAGGCTTTTAGAGCAAACTCTTCCTGATGTTTCTTGCATCTGCCGTGAGAAGAGTCCACTTCCCGGACACCAAGCATATCGTAATGAACGGCTGTGTATTCAATTCCGCAATCAGTACATTTCTGTTTGACTTCCCAGGGTAGCGTTTTCGTACTCATATTAAAGACTCCTTTAAAAGCTCTCTCATTAAATATTTACCGATAAATTCTGTGTATGCCGGCGGGATTGCCTCGGCTAATTCAGCTTTAGTCATCCAAGGAATTTTCATAGCTTCTCTCCAATCCTGAGTTGAGGCATTATGCCCCGTCTTACGCCTATACCAACTATTAGTACCATGCCCATAAATGCCTATTGGCGCATCAACATGATTGCAGCACATAACCAAATCAAAACACTTAGGAAACATTTCAAAAAGCCTATGTCTGACAATGGGTAATCCGAACATTGAACCACACAATATAAAATCAGCCTCCATCGGCGCATTAGGTACGTTCTCAATCACCCAAGGTTTACCAGTCGATTTCAGTCTTTCTCTAGTTTGAGGTAGTAAATCAGGGAACTTATGTGTTGTGTGAGCTGCAACACAAGCTAGAGAGTAATGCTGACAAGGAGGGCTTGCATGGAAGGCAACTATATCCTCTTTGTAGAGTGTTTCTCCATTGTTAAATATTAAACCCTCTCCAATATCTAACTTATCTAGTGCCTCTAATGCATCCATTTGTAAAAAGGGGAATGGGTATCTAGGTTGGTTCTCTATATCAATGCCGTAGGGTGTAAATCCAGCTTTTCTATAACCTTCTGAACATCCACCTGCACAACAAAACAAATCTAGCAATTTAGGTCTATCGGTTGTCATTCATTCACCCTTATGCCAGTAGAAGATAAGACTGGCGTTTTATTTTGCTTTTTCAATTCTCTGTTCAACCAGTTATTGAGAGTGAGATAATGATCTGGATGATCTTTTAATTTCCTATAAGCTGACAATTCATCAATCATCAAGTTTAATGGCTGTTCTCCGAATTTATCTTTGAGTTTTTGATACTGTTCGTTTGAGAGTGAAATATTATTACCAGCGCCATAAACCTTTTTCTCTATATATATAATTCCTTTACTTTCCTTTTCCCTTCCCTTACTATTCCCCTCCATTACTACGCCGAGTGGTATCGGGGACTCGCTTCTACTCAACGAATTTGGTACTTCTGGCAATGTTTTAGTTAAATATTGACTCTCACTTGGTTTATCTACTTTCTGATGGTTTAGGAAAGTAGGGATATAGCCATAAGGTTTCCCGTTTTCGTCAAAATAAATAATGTTATTAATAGATTCGAGTTGTTTTAACCATTTGTCGATCAGGTCTTTATTCACATCTGAATCATAAGGGAATATCTCAACTTTGATCTTACCAGGCCTCCATTCGAAGACACCCCGATCATCACTGTGATTCCATAATCCAATATAGAGTAATCTGGCATCACGGCTGATAGTTCCCAAATCTTCGTCAAGATAAAACGATGGCTTGATAGTGCGGATACGTGCCATAACTTACTCCTATTCCATTGACCTATCTTAATGCCGTGATTACGGCCCTATCCTCTAGTAACTAATTTAGATGTGTTGTAAACAAAGATAACGATACCCAATATTACTAGGATAAAAAGTAATGCTACTTCCGAGTATTCTATTAACTGGATCGGATCATACCAAGACCCGTAGAAGTAGAGATATAAAAGGTCGGCAGATAAACCAGCAGTTAAGCCACTAAAAAATATGAGTGATAACTGATTAGCCGTTTCCTTGCTGATAGTTTTATATTCCATTCTCTCTATCCTCTAGTTATTTCTTTTCAAAGTCACCACAATATCGAGACGCATCTCTCATTTCACAACCTTCAAAGTTCAAACATTCTTTACAAAGCGTACCAGGCTCAGGTTGTAATTCCTCTGCTTGTCTTTGGAGTATTGCACGTCTTAACTCTATCGGTAAGGTTAAAAACTCTTTTCGAGTCATAGGACAATTTATTAAATCTGACATCTATCCCTCTTAAATTGGGGAGTTCCTAGTATCTCCCCTGTACTATTCGTCTGAAATTTCCAAAGCAACGTATTTTGAGTCAATATTCTTTTATTATTTCTTGCTTTATATTTACCGTCTTGCTTGATACTAGGATTACATTCCGGTTAACAAGCTGATTAGTGTCCTGCTGCTTTCAGAAGATATGCTTTCAGATCCGTGAACTGCCAAACGTGTAGGTCTTTCCATGCTTGGAATTTCCAGCCTTTCTCTTTACCCTTGGCATATTTGGCAAGTTCCGTGTTGGTAAGATTAGCTTCTTTCAGTAGCTTTTCAAGTTCTATAAGCTGATCGTTGGTAACCGGTGTCTCGTCCTTAACTGGCTCCGTGGCTTCTTGTGGTGCTGCTGTTGGCACTTCTGCCGTTAAGGTGGTGTCTTGCTCGGTGAACTCTCCCTCGACTGCATCTGAGGTGGGCGGATTTTCCGCTGGGGTTGATTCCTTGATCTCTCCGGTGGAAGTGTCTACCTTAGTTCCTGTTTCTGTGATTATAACTTTCGGGGATTCTGTTTCTACTCCAGCTTCTTCAATGCCAGGTAATGGAAGATAGAAGGCAAGACGTAGGGCTTGTTGCTGGCTGCGCTTCTCAGCCATTCGGTCAGAAAACGAAACAACGGGAAGGAAAGCGTTACCTTTCATCTCTCGCTCTAAAACTTCTCCCCATCCAGTGAAAGCTCTAGTACAACCAGACCGATAAACATCTGAGCGCCATAGTTTATTTTCTGGCGGTGTACCTCTGGCCTCTCTCTCTGCTTTATTGGCTGGTCTACTTTCAATGCCATCGAACTTTTTAGTCTCATGCGCTTTGCGGATTCTGCCGTCAATGGTGACATATAACCTGCCCTGATAGATGGTGAGCTCTCCGGTCAATGGGTCAAGGCCATAATCAACGGCTGCCTGTGCTAACATCTCCTTTTCAGGTCTGGTTAGTTGAGTAGGAAACTTCGCTCCTTCAATCCTCTGCAACATACCAGCTTTATCTATGTTGGCTAATTCAGTTCCTTTGCTGTTCATAACTTCACTCCTTAAATATTTGGGTATTGGGTTTATTTTTTCTATCCCCGTATGAGATAGATCGTGACATCTGAGAATGTGACAATTATCCTTTGCACTCCATGCCGTACTTAATCTGCCTTCACAAACTGAGCAACAATGGGTCTTTTCGTATTTTCGCATGGTTTCGTAGGTGATTTCAGATTCAAGTATTGGCATGGGGTAACTCTCCTATTTAGTGTTCACTATGACTGAATCTTCATACCAAATCTTGACTCCGGCGATGGTGATATTTCCATTGGCGGCCTTGATAACCTTTTGAAGTTTGGCTGCATCAACCATCATGTAATCGTCCGGCAAGGCTTTGAAGTCTATCACTTCATGCTTCGGGACTTTGATTGTTCCGGCGCCCCCTGATTCGGTACTTACTTTCTGGACTGGCACTGGCACTGTAATTGGAGTGGTGTCAACTGTAAATTCTCCATGATTTAACTCGGCCTGCTTTCGTGCCAATTCCTGTGCTTGAAAGTTAAGACTTTCGATCTCCCTAACTCTCTTCTCCTGGGATGCTTTATAGGCTGTGAATTTATTCCGGTTGACAGTATCGGCTTCTTTTACAACGTCAAGTACGTTATTGAATACGACTGATACTGAATCAAGATGATTCTTGATTGGCCTGACATAGACTTCCTTGAGTTCGGTTACGGCCTTCTTGACCTTGGCAATAAGAGTGAGATCATTGGTGAGAGGGGTTAACTCTGCATCACTGGTGATGATCCTGAGCTTCGCATAATCTCTGAGCTTGGTTATCTCTGAAAGCAAGGCTGTAACCTTGACGTTCTTCTCTGGATCGATGATTATAATAGCCTGGGTTCCTAATGGGATTAGTACATTGGCTTCTGTCATTGCGGATGTTTCTCTATTCTGCTCCTCATCCTTGATAAGAGAGCCTGCCGGGATGATCTTGACCTTATCTTTGAATTTTTCTATTTCTGATTCAGGGATATCGATAGATGATACTATTGCCTTGCCAGTTGTATCTTTGACGGGGACAATGATCTTATCGCCCACTTTCAAAGTGTCTGCCGAGAAGTAGGTATACTCACGGTCACTTTGGGTATTCGTAGTTTCGCTATAATATTTTACTTTGACTAATTGATTTCCCATTATCCCTGTCCTCCTTTGTTATCTTCCGGCCATAATTCCGATGATACAGGGGTGAAAGTAGGCTTTTCCAACGTCACCGTATCCGCATTTCCCATGATAGTGGTAAGATTATCTTCTTTTTGAGTTGGTGCTTCGGTGATGTTCTCTGTCTGATAAATTGGCGGGTCTTCTGGTTCATCAGCTATCAGGGCTGCCAGTGCATCATCGACCTGCTGGCCTAACACGTTAATGTCTCCCCTCAATCCCTTCAGGATACGGATAACGGCTGTCTGCGGCTTACTCTGTGATGCCTGCGGTGTGTTCTCTGCCAGAAGCCTTATTTCCTCCAATTTTGCCCTGATTGCTTTCTGCTGATCGGTTAAACGAATTCCTTTAGCCATTATTCTCACCGTCCTCAATACCCAGATTCACTCCATCGGTTTCTTGAGTGATCTGAGCTTCCTCTTCCTTCTTCTCGAATAAGTCCAGAGCCATTTGACGCTCATCATCCTGGGCTGGCCTTGTTTCTATTGGCTCTCCGGTATCAGTTCGCTTGATAATAACAGTATCGTTATCGCCAATGAAGACCTCACACGTAATGTCCTTATACTCTTCTCCTCGACTAACGACTCCAGCTGCCATTTCGATTTGAGATTCGATGTTAGAGATTTCCTCTTTCATCTGATCTCGGCGATTCTTGTGGGTGATTTCCATTGAAGCGCGTTTTTGCAGAAGATCGGTTAACTCTCTGCTCTTAGCAATATGGGCTTCCGTGGTGAGTTTAACGGGTAGGCTTTTGGTATACGATTGAATTAATTGACTCATTGATTTCCTCCTTTATTATTTTTATATTCAAGATTACTCTGTGATTCGCTGTAGTTGGAGCTGCAACCCGCATTTTATACAATTACTTTTCATGGATACTTACTCTGATATCCTCAACTAATAGCTCTCCACCCACTTTCACGTAGTATACAGTTATTGGGATACCGTTTTGATTAAGCCATAAGGAGGCAACATTATTGTCTGTAATTTCAATCCAACCCTTTGATATCATAGTATTTTTAAATTCAATTTTGGTCATGTCATTCTCCTTTAACGATAGTGATTTTTCTGGAATAGCCAAGCCGGAGGAGCCAGTAATACAAGGTATTTGGGTTTATGTTCAAGGCTTTCCCGGCTGCCTCCAATGATCCCAATTTGTCGTAAGTTTCGGGTACAATGTCCTCCAAATTACGGCCTAATCTCTTTTCTGCTGCCTTCATCATTTTGGTTTTTATCATCTCGTTTCCTCCAGATTTGATTTACTAGGATACGTTTATTTTATCCCTTTTTCTGTTGATTTGTCAAGTATCTATAATTAAGATTTAATTATATAATAAGACAAAGAAAAGCCCCGGTGATTAGTCGGGGCTTCTTGGTTATTTTAGTTTTGCTTCTATGGCTTCCGTGATAAACTCTGCCATTGTCTTCTTGGCTTTCAGGGCTTCAATGCGTGCCTTTTTCCAGAGTTTAGGGTCAAGTCCGCGAACAGAGTATATCTGGTTTAGTTTCTTTGTGTTCATCAATTTCAACCTCCTTTGTAAATATATAAGTGTCTATTAAGTTTATGGCGTACCGGATCGCCCGGGCTGTGCCATTGTAAAGAAACTGTTTAAGCTGGTACTCTGTATTCCAATCTTCATACCGAAGGTCTCCGCTCTGTATCTGGTACATGAAAGGGAACCGTGACTCTTCTGGCTGGAATACTGTCACTTTGTAGGATTGATATCCATTGTCTGAGTTCCTGCTGTCCTTGAAAATCTGCTTGTATTCCATCTCTAATTCCTCCCAAAATCATTAGAATCTGATAATAATCTGACTGTCTCAAATACCCACAATGGGAGCTGTAACGCTGAGGGGTTGACCGGGACAAGCCCGGCCCTGACTGACTCGATTAACTCTTGCATTAAATCACCGCCTCCTGTAAAAATTCGAAGTCTATTTCGTTAGCGTTCCACCAATCGCAAGCCCATAAGATTTGAAACTGATCGTCTAGATGTCTATAAGAAAATGATTCTGGATCATTTAAGTACACATGCGGATTGCCATCTGACCAATCTTTCCATATATCCGTTGATAGATTTTGCTCTAATAAATCTGGCCTGATTTTACATTTACTCATCTCTCTAACATCTCCTTTACCTATTACCTGACCTACATCTCGCGCTAGGGTTCCTAATGTTTCGTTAATCATCTTATTTGATCTCCTTAAAACTGATATCGACATTGGTATTCTTTAATATAGTGAACTAATAATTGAATACTCGCATTTACCGTATAATCCCCACAGGAGATCGAATTTGTATTCTGCTGAACCATCTACTAACTTAAAAGTATGATGCCCGATAAATCTTACTTTACGAGGCTCTGGGAAGGACTCTGCGAACTCTTGAGCTGCCTGTTGTTCTGTTTTGTTGTTGGCGATTGTCCTAAAAACTTCTGACATATTCTTTTTCTCCTTTTTCGCTGTGTTTTTAATTAACTAATCATTATAAAATGCTAATTTTGCTTGTTGCGCTTCACCCTGGCGGATTAAATAAACTCTGTAGTTTTCAATTTCACCATGAGCGGGAATATACAACTTCTTTTCTAAATCTTCCTCTATCTCAATGAATCTCTCGCCAACTCTCTTGACTGTTACGATCTCATTATTGTTAGTAATTCCCTTGTCTCCTACTTTCCATTCTCTAATTGAGCTGCTTTTCATCTTGTTTTCTCCTTTTTCGTTTCCTTTTTGTTTTGTTTTTATCGAACTTTTAACTTGTTCTCAATTAATATAATCCTTCGAAAACAAGTTGTCAAGTAAGGCTAAGTTGAGACTAGATAATGGTTGTTTTAGATTCAAGTAGTAGTTTTTACTGAGGCTGTCTAGCTGTGAGTCATTAATTTGCCTATTGACAAAGCATAGGTTCGGGAATATACTCACGCGTAAGGGATTATATACGTACCTACGTAATCGCTCCGGCCTGCTGAAAGTGAGTTGTCGTTCTGGGGTTTACTCCTGTCCTCAGGGCGGATTGTAGCAAGTAAGATGGCCGGAGCACTTTAAAAACATAAACCCCTTAACAACCCCGTAAGGGAGTAGTAAGGGAATAGTAAGAGTAAGGGAATGGATATATATATATACTACGGGGAGGACTCCTTGAGGGCTCATCGAATATGCCTAGAAACTCACAAACTGATTACTATCGAGGAGAAATAATTAATGTCGAGGAGAAGTTACTCCTCGCCGAGCCTTTGAGTCTGTAGATAACAAACTGATTACATTATGAGGCAAGAATGCAGAATATAACATCATTAACCATCTTATCACCCTTTAAGATATTTAATTTACATAACGCTTCTAATCCCCAAAGAAGGGGACTTAAGGGGGATTATAGGGGGTTAAGGGGTTATTCGGTCTTTACAAGCTATATCTTGTTTAGGAGTTAATATATCTTGACTGCTAAGAACTTAACGGAAAATAAACCAGTTACCCTTCAAGAAGCTTTAGAACTTCCGGATGACGAGTTGATAGTTTGTGGCTCTAAGCAAACGATTATAGACAAAAAACATTTCATTCTCGAATTCGCCAAGACTGGAAACCTCTCAAAAACTGCACAATTACTGCACCTTTCAACCTGGAATATCTACGACAAATGGTTTACTGATCCTGATTTCCAAGATGCTTTCAAGAAGGCCGAACTCCAGCACCTGGACAGGATGGCAGCAGAAGCGGACAGAAGGGCTATGGAAGGCGTAGACAAGGGTATTTACTGGCAAGGTGAACGAGTGGCCACTGAGAAGCAATACAGCGATAACCTGCTCATGTTTCGCATGAAGAAGATCGACCCTGCTTACCGGGATGGAACACAGCTCAACCTTAACCAGACAAACGTAGAGATCAAGCGGATAGTCGTCAACCTGGCACAGCCAACAACAAATAGCCCTGTCCAAGCTATAGACATCACAGGAGCAAACGAGTGAAAGATTGCATAATGACTACTCACAAAGCATACCGCCAACATACGGCATTTAAAGACAAAATACGAAGGCGTGACAACTATACCTGCCAGTTATGCGGTGAGCCTTCGATGTTCTTAGATCACATCGTGCCCTTCAAAGAGAGTCACGATAGTTCCGAAGGTAATCTACGAGTCCTGTGTATGCCTTGCAATCTGGCACTAAGACGTAAGCAATACAATGCTGCGCTCACAGAAGATGAGTGGACTGACTATATCAAGCGAGAGTTAAAGCAATGATGATGAGAGATTTAAGTGAGCATTTAACGATTGTCCAGGGGTTGTTAGAGCACAGCATCGATACCCACCCCCTGGTCGGGAACGGGAACGGTTCTCCGTGTAGTAATTATCCTCCCCATAATTTTTCCACAAAAGAATCCCAAAAAGTAGCAGTAGGTGAGAGGGTATACCGGTGTCCGATGTGTGGGAGGGAGTACCCGTTTAGCGTAGAGGATTTAGGAGGGTATGCGAAAGGGTTAGGGGATGTAGAGGAGATAGGGATGTGGAATGGGAATGTTGAAGATTTTGGGGGTATAAGTGAGTGAGGACGAGCAGGCTTGATGGGGAGATGATGAAGAGGGTAGTGGTAGGGAGCAAGACGAGTCCGCAAATGAATTATTGGTTTATCAGGAAGGTAGACGGGAAGGTAATACTGACAGTGACGGTAGTTTATAACTAAGAGGGGAAATGAGCATGATGGGATATTACACAGGGACTACGAGTAACGGTACCACGTGGAATGGGGAAGACACAACTTCCAACTGGGATAATAACATTCCTACCAAGACTTATTTCGACGATGGTGTAATCTCAAGGATACGAGAGGAAATTCGTAAGTTCGAACGAAGTCGTAATTGGCTAAGAGCGCCTCTGAAGATATTGCCGGCGTTTAGTTTAAAGATATTTGTCATGTTCAATCGCAAGATAGCCCCAGCATTTTGGACAGGGAAGAATTTTAAGAAGGTCAAATGTTAGAGACTCCAGTTAAGGGAAAAGAGTACAGGGAGATAAGGCAAGACGGAGATTACGTCTTGAATTTGCATTATGGGCAGAGTCAGGCGTGGTTAAGTAAGGCGAGATTTCCGGTCTTGTTAACCGGACGGCAATGTATAGCTGGAGACAGCGTGATAGATAACCCATTTGGTAAGTCGAAGACGATAAAAGAATTAAGTCATGAAAAGAAACCGGTTTTTGTTTGGGCGCTGGATGATGGGTCATTAGTACCAGCGATAGGATCAGTTCCGTTTAGAAAAGGGAAAGCGCCATTATACCGGTTAGTAACCGAAAGTGGGCGAGAAATAAAAGTTACTTTGGGGCATCGGTTATTAACTTCGCAAAACTGCCATCAGGGTTTCTGGGTCTCTTTGAGACATATATTAACCACTTTTCACGGCGGGAAAGATGTTTATGTGGCTTACGGTCAGCCTCCAGAGTACGTGCCCTACCTTCCGGTGTCCAGTTGGGAATATGACCAGTCAATTCAGACTTCAAATGTTCTGAATTTCGCTCAAAGAGAATCAAGTTCTCTGGTGAATTGTTGCTGTGATTCCCGTCCTTATGATGAACGACCTCTTGTTTGGTCAAATATCGACCAAGAATATTTTCCATTACAAGTCGATGTTGCCGAACGTAATTGCCATGAGCGTTCGGGTGTTCGGGCATATACTGTTCAACATAACCGTCCTTATCAATCCGAATCCCACCTTCCCATTCGTGGCTCAGAGGGCCGCGCAAGTTTGCGCATGTCCGGGGGATACCAAGTTCTATCATCTTTCCACGGACAGTCTCAGGGTCACGATTCAAAATCTTCCCAATATGCGTTGTCGAGTAGCCCTGTTTCCCTAATTCCTTTATCTTCTCAATCTCACCGGCGGAAACCTTGCGTCTCATCTTTATCTAACCTCCATCTTGATACCCAGTTATCATACGACAAATGGGATAGGATTGTCAAGCTTGAATACCAGTTAACCGATGATTATTACGATATACAAGTACCCAATTTTAATAACTATTTAGCGAACGGACTGATTCATCATAACTCAGGCAAAACCATCTTCGAGCCGGATTGGCTTTATCGAGAGATTCAGGAGAAGGGAGAAGGGGATTATCTGGTAGGGAGTGCGACATTTCCCTTAATGGACAAGAAGTTATTACCTGAGATGGAGAGTTTGTTTTGTCGAATCTTGAAGTGGGGGACATATCGGGATTCGGACAAGATGATAATTTCGAAGAACGAGAAGAGCAAGATATTCTTCTTCACAGGTGTCAATCCAGAGGCTATTGAGTCTGCCACGGCGAAGGGAGCGGTACTGGACGAAGTGGGACAAAAGCAGTTCAGGCTTGGGACATGGGAGGCTGTGCAGGGACGGTTAGCCATTCATCAGGGCAGGGCTTTATTATGCACCACGCCCTATGATTTTGGGTGGTTAAAGACGCAGATATATGACAAGTGGAGGGCAGGGGATAAGACCTTTGACGTGATTTCGTTTGAGTCAGTAGAGAATCCAGCTTTTCCGAGGGAAGAGTTTGAGAGACTACGGAAAGTGCTGGCTGCATGGAAGTTCGAGATGTTCTACCGAGGGCGATTCACTAAACCTGCTGGACTGGTATATGACGTATTTGATTCCAGTGTGGATGTAATTGACAGATTCCCCATTCCGATGGATTGGCCGATATATGTGGGACACGATTTTGGTATGGCCAATCCTGCCGCATTATTTTATGCCATGAATCCGATGGGAGAGTTATTTGCTTTCCACGAGTATTTACCGGGTAGAGGGCGTTCTGTTTATGACCATGTAGAGCAGTTTAAGATTATAACCAAAGATCGCCATGTGGTATCTCGCAAAGGTGGCAACTGGACAACGGAAGAAGAAATCAGACAGGCTTATACGGCTCAAGGGTGGGCCATAGGTAAACCAAAGTGGAAGGAAGTTAATACCCAGATTGAAAAAGTATATGGGTTGAACGCTTTGCACAAGGTTAAAATCTTCAGGGATTTAACTCACTATATTGACCAAAAGATGTCGTTCTCTTACGAACTTGATGATACTTCATTCGAGCCTACTGACAAGTACGATTCGGAATCTGGTTATCATTTACTCGCTGCAGAACGCTATATTTGTTCTGATTTCACACCTGAGACAGTGGATAAGGAACCACAGTCCGCTATTGTTCAAGACCTACGGCCTTCCAGTCAAGAGGGGCCAGCAGGATTATTTGCTAAAGTTCAATCCTTCAAGGGGAGTAAGTAATGGCTAAAAAGAAAACTACCGAACACGAATATACGGCTGATGAGATCGTCAAGATGGTTGATAAGAAACGGGACTCTACAGCCTATTCTGAGATGTTCGATCAGATGGATGAACACTTCGATCTGTTCGCCTTAAAAGAATACAAACCTGAAGCTGGACACCAGAGTTATACTTCTCCAAAACCCAAGAATGATTTTCTGAAAGTCTTTAGTGGAGTCAATAAAGCCTCTCTTACCTGGAATATTGCTTTATCAGAAACAGCTCCTGAAGATGAACGTAATGCCGCTAACAGGGGAGAGGAGATTTTAACCGGTATCTTATCCCAAGTGGATGAGGATATGAGTTCTAACGGCGAACCTCCATTACGTCAGGGAGCTGCCTGGTTTGGCTGTGGCAGGGGTGCTGTCGGTATCAAGTGTCTAATCTATGTGGATGATAAAAAAGAGCAGGTAATCGATATTCAGGCGCTTGATCCTTTGCACATGACCTGGGAGAAAGGTAAGGACAGTCTTAATTGGGGAGCCAATGAATATGTAATTTCCAAGATGGAGGCTCAAGAAAGATACGGTATTGAAATAACAGAAGAGGATGGAACTGCTCGACTGATTGATTTCTTCACCCGCAAAATGAACGCTATAGTTTTAAGTTATGGAACGACCAAAGAGAAAAGGGTTAATGAGTTTGTTAAGAAGCCCACGCCACACGGATTGGATCATGTACCGATGTGGATTGAGTTCTCTGGCGGGATGCCAACGGTCTATAACAAGAATTTTGAAATGCAACTTAAATATCGGGCTGCCGATGTTTGGGGCTCTTCGGCTAAAATCTATGATCCGTTTAATAAACAGGTTAGTTTTATTCTGGACACGGCTGAGAAAAGTGTAGCCGGAACATTGGTTTATGAAACCGAACATGGAAATAAGCAAATAGCCGGTGATCCTTTCGCTGCCTGGAAAGTAATTTTAACTAAGACTGGAGAGAAATTATCAGCTCTCGAACCTCCCAAAGTTCCACCAGAATCAGGCATTATACTTGGCATAATTGATAAGGATTTGGCGCAATCTACAGTTCCATATCCGATTGGCTACGGTCTTGATCCTCAAGCCCATAGTGGCTCTGCCTTAGCCATGATTAACGACAATACCCGCTCAATCTACGATCCCTTTACCTCCCTTTTGGAGAGATCGTTTAAATGGCTTTGCAAAGAAATCCTGATCCAATTCAAGAATAAAGGACAGAAAATAACTTTGCGAGGCTTTAATCAGCATGATAAATTCTTCACCCTGGATGCCAACCCGGATGATATTAAAGACGGATGGTATATTCATGTTAAATGTGAACCACGATTGCCCCGGGATGAAGCCGCTGAGTTGCAGATGGCACTGGCAGCAACGCAACCAAGGCCACCCTTTAACAGGCCTCTTGTTTCGGACTATACAGCAAGGGAAAAGATTATCAAGATTCAGAATCCTGATGCGGAAGAGAAGAGGATTGAGGAGCAGCAGGTAAGACGTATGATCGAGCAAGCCCCTCAAATCCAGATTCGTAAGATGGCTTTGGAAATGGTCAAGAAAGGGGATATCGAAGGCGCTAAAGAGTTCATGGCTATGATGCCAAATCCTCAACAGGGACAGGGTCAAGGACAGGGTGGAGGTCAACCGCAGGGTGGCGAAGTACCGCAAGGACAACCAATGCCACAGGGCGGACAAGGTGGCATGCAGCAGGGGCAACCGCAGGGCGCGGCTCCTCAAATAACACCGCAGCAATTAGAGCAAGCGGCACAGATAGCCGCTCAACTTAAAGCACAGGGTAAACCGATCCCGCCTCAACTGGCGATGATTTTGCAGCAGGCAGCTAATATGCCGGCACCACAAAAGTAACGGGAGGGTAATAACATGGCAGAAGATATAGAGATTACTTACGGAGATAATTGGCCGGGTGAAGAAGCGGGCAGTACGCGCACTTATGAACGTAATCCAGACGGCTCACAAGGTGAAGTAAAAACTATTACGACAACCGCCAAAAAGAAAAAAACTACACCTGTAGTCGATCCAGATACTCAGGCACTACTCGACGAGCAAGCGAAACAGTTGGCAGCTTTGCAAGCTAAACTGGATGCTGCAAAGAAAGCCGCTTTGTTGGCAGGTACAGAAACAACAACGACTACTCCCGATCCGGCTGCATCTTTAGCTGGAGATCAAAGTGCCGTACCGTGGCAAGAAGAACTCCCGGTTGCTGCATGGGCTAAGGCTTTTGGTATCCCAGCCATGGGAGGTACACCCGTTCAAGACTGGCTTTCTCGCCAAGCTGCTCCTTCTTACGCTTCTTATATGGCAGGTTCCTATCTCAATCCGCAAGAGAATCCCACGGATTGGGCTAATTATATGGCAAATTCAGGTTGGAAAGGAGCGCAACAAAGTGCCAAAGGACTCTTCAGTCAAGCCCTGAGTGATCCAAATGGACAAAATAGTTTCGTTGACGTCATGGGAGATTATCTCGATAGCTTCATGAAAAATGTTCTGGGTAATTATTACGCTGCTCCAATAGCAAATAAACTGGCCGGTAAAGTTGGAGCTTTGCAGACTGAATATCAGGGAAATACATCTGGAACTGGTACGAGTTTCCTTGATTACTTAAAGAATAAATATAATCTGGGTGGTGTGCTTGGTGGTAATACAGGTGGTTCGGATTTAGTTATGACTAACTCTAACGATGGTGCTCCTGCTGGTGCTACCAATTTAATATAACCAGATAAGGAAGGTAGGTAAATGGCAAATTCAACATGGTCTTCGTTTTTGGAAGATAATCCTGATATTTTATATAGCGCCATGACTCCTAATGGCTCGAAGAATTTTAGTGATTACTTTAGAAGTCAATACGATACCGTCTATAAAAATTATCTGGGTGGTCTGGGTAAGTCTATGTTGGCTGGCACAGATCCCAATCAGAGTTTTTCGGATTATCTGAATAACTTTAATTTCAAGAATAACTGGAACTCATTGGCTCCACAAAGTAGAGGTTTACGCAATACCGGTAGAGTAACCTGGAACGTTTAGGAGATAAATGGTAGCAGTCCAGAAATCAATTTATAGTGACTTAGCTGACAATCTGATTATGACAGATCAGACTTTAACCAACTCTTTAACTCCAAAAAAGAAACCTGTCACTACACCTTTTCTGGATTATCAAAAACAGAAAACTACCGAGCCTCCAGTTAGTTCTGATAGCGGGATTGGTGCTGGTTATGATCCTTCAACCAAAACAGTAAATAATACTTTAGCTACACCCAAACAAAATAATCTAGTTGAAAATACTTCTGCATGGTTAAAGTCTCTGCCAGGTTTTACCGAGGAAATAGGTCAACCCAAAGTATCTGATGAATCCACTCCTGTTCCTGTCGCTGATTTTGTCCAACAATATTTAACTGAATATAATGCTCCATCAATACTATTTAAAAATCGTGGTGGTTTATCTCCAAGCGAAGAAATGGAACTGAAGAGAGTTGAAACGGATTGGCTGGGTAAAGCCACTAAAGCCTATGAGCAGAAGTACGGTCAAGGCTCACTATTAAAAGCTAACCTGAGAGCCTTACCAAAGAAAGTAGGCGATGTGACTATGATGGGTCAGGGTGTAGGGACTATAGCCTCTAAAGCACTGGAACCGACTCAGGGGCTAGGAACCGTTTCTCCCCTTGATATTGCCTTCGGTGCTGCTGATGTGGCTCCTGTGGCTGGTATGGCCGTTAAACCTATCGCCAAAGGCGCACAGATATTAGCCAAAGAAGCTAAGCCTTTATTAAAGGAACTGGCTACAAGTGAAGCTGGGTTTGCTAAGTTAGGCAAGGGTTTACCAGATGAACCCATCACTCCTAAAGTAGAAACTCCTCCTATTAATAATGTACCTCCGACTGGCAACGTGCCTCCAAAGATGCCTCCGACTGGTGGTTCATCCACTTCAGGAATTTTGGGTGATTTACAGAATACTGACGAACTGGTTACTGTAATGACTCACCCTGATAATTTCCGCAAGATAGCTACTCTGCCAGGTGTCAAAAATGTTATGTCTTATCTTAATCCCGCTGGAGTTGCTAAAACTAGTGCGGAAAAAGCTGTTGTAGCTAGAGCCGCTTTACATGAAGAAGGCGCAAATAAAGCAATAGGCGCATTTTCCAGACTGGAAACTCTAGGCGCACGTGATAAAGTTTGGGGAAAACTTGATGATACGCTAAGTCTGACAGAGGGAAAACTTAAAGGTAAATCCCTTGATGAAGTCCTTACTTATAGAAATAAATATGCTAATGATTTAACACCTGAACAAGCAAAATGGGCTGAAAGTTTCCATGAATTAGAAACGGCAAAACTAGATTTACTGGAACGTAATGGAATACCGATTAATCAGTTATCTTTTGAAGAGGGTGGTGAATACGTTGGCCGCCGTGTTGTCGGTAAAATAGACCCAAGGACAGGTGAACTTGCTGAATCCGCTTTCATTGGTGCGCCAGGCCCAGGTAGACCAGGAGCGCATCTTAGTGCTGAGAAAACACGTTATTTTGTGAATGTTAAAGAAGCCATAGATCAGGGATTCCGCTATCTACCGCCGGATGAAGCCTTGTATCTTAATCTTAAAGGAGCTTATAACCGGGTAGCCGATAAACAAATCGCTGACTGGGTTTTGGATAAAGTGGCATGGAGGGGAACAGGCGCACCTAAAGCTCTGGTAGAGGCCACTACAACTGCTAAGAACAACTTAAATAAAAGCCAGGCATTACTGGCAGCACTCAATCGTGGTTTGCGTGGAGAACGTGGTGTACCAGAACAGATAGTGAGTTCAATAGCAACAGAGTATCCTGCTGAAGCCAGTACACTTAAAAACTTGCTTACCGATATAAGGGCTGGTAAACCCACTGGTAATGCCGTTCAACAGTTTGAGAATAAAGCTAACAATCTTATAAATAGTAATAAGGCGCAATACTGGCAAGCGGTTGATGCTAGAACTAAGGCCAGAGAAATGGCGATGCAAACTCATTTTGGTGAATCCAGAATACAAGCGCCTGCCTTTGCTGGCAAGATATTTACAGGGCCGGAAGCCAAAGAAACAGCCGATACATTGGCTAGAAGTTTCAATACCAGTTACGGCGATATAGATAAAATTATCACTTCAGTTAATAAAGTTAATTCCATTGGCCGTTACTTTGCACTAGCGGGTGATGCTTCTCCATTTATGATTCAACTTATCACATTTCCAGCTCGTTTTCCTAAGACATACGGTAAAGCGATGGTTGAATTTACTAAAGCATTATTCAGTCCTGCATCACAGGCAAAGTACCTTGCGAAAAATAATGGGATTATCCAGAAAAGTCGCAATCTCATATTGTCTAAAGGTGGTCAAACAGAGTTCACCGAGGCTTTCCGAGATGGCGGTATCATGCAGTCTAAAATAGCTAAGTACCCCAAGGCTGTACTTGAACCGTTCCAGAGAGGATTTGAGGCAGCGGTGGATACATCCGGTATAGAACTACGCAAGGCGTTTGACCATTTATGTACTACACCCCAAAGAACTGCTGAAGTTGAGCAGTTTATTAATGAGGTACGCGGTGTGACATCTAGTGCGAGATTGGGCGTTACTCCTGCTATGAGAGCAGCGGAAACAGCCGCAATCTTAGCTCCAAGATATAACAGGGCTATTTTTGCACTTGTCTCAGATATAGCCAATGGTGGCATCAGGGGAGATCAGGCACGTAAGGCTGTGGCGGCTCTTATCGCTGGTGGGACTGCTCTGGCTACTGGTGTAACTCTGGCACGTGGTGAAGGATGGGAAGGGGTTAAAGATCATCTGGATATAACAAATTCTAGTCAATTCCTCACGTGGGATGTAGCCGGACAAAAAATAGGGCCGGGTTCAAAGTTACGTTCCTTGACTGTCCTCTTAGGGAGATTCATTAAAAACCCCAACAATATGGTAGGTGATTCTTTTAACTTCCTACGAGGTAATTTCGCTCCTGTCGTTAGTACGGGATATGACATTTTAACAGGTACAAATTATATTGGGGATCCAACAAGACCAGGAAAAGGAAAATATATTGAAACTGGTTTTGGTGAAGGTATGTTAGCTCTAAGCAAACGAGTGTTGGCTGATAATCTGTTACCCATATGGTTACAGAGTGTAGCATTACAAGGCGGCGATATAGAGCAAAGATTAACAAGGGGAACTTCCGAGTTCTTTGGTGGTCGGTCTTATCCGTTTGAGACATCCAGATTATATGCTGAAAAATGGGCTAAAGATTTTGATGCTTACAATGCTATTCCTTCGTACAATTCGGTAGAACTAGCAGCAGCTAAAAAGACAAATCCACGGGTTGTTACAAGAGAACAATATCGTGAGAAAAATCCTGGAATAGAAGCCAAGTTGTTTATCACAGGACAAGTCTCTACCATCTCTACGCCAGCGGCGGCAACCTACGTTCGTAACCTGATAACTACTAACAAGATTAATCCTATGGATATTAAGGGTATTGCTTCCAATATCGTGGATAAAACTACAACTCTAACTGAAACCGATAAGCTGATTAAGAGTTTGGGATTGAGTAAAGGGACAACTGCAACCCCTACACCTACGCCGACGTCTACGACCACAACGACTACGACGTCTACAACTCCTTCTTCTACTTCTCTTCAGACTAACGAACAGAAATGGAGTGCCATTAGTTCTCCTAGCGGTGTTAAGACAGCCTTTGGTAATCTCTGGTACGGCACTAAACCTTATACCAAAGAGCAGGAGACTTTACTTCGAAACGTCTTTAAACAATATCCACTTGGACAGACTGACTTCTATGTATGGTCGAAACAAACTGTCCGGCAGATATTTGATGAAGAATATGCACGTATTAATAAATAATGAGAGGAGGATTTTAAAAAAGAAAAATGGAAACCAACGAGACTAATCAACTTCAAACTGAAGTGGTAGAAACTTCAGAACAAACTAAGGAGTCTGCAAAGCCTTCTGAGTTTGTAGGAGTTTCTACGGGCGAACAGTCTGGAGCGGATACGAAGTCAAAAGAAACCCCAAACACTGAATCTAAAGTGGAACCTAAATCAGAGGTCAAAGCTGAACCAAAGAAAACCTATACATCTGAAGAGGTAGCGGAAATCCAATCTAAGAAGGATGGCGAACTGGCGGAATACCAAAAGAAACTCGGTCAAATCGCTTTACAACAACAGATCGCAGAAGCCCAACGCCAAGAAGCTCAGGCTCAATATCAGGATAAACGGGAAGTCGAGTCAGGCGAAATCTCTCAAAGAGAAGCTGATTCTCGCAAACAGCTTAGAGGACAGGCCGCTAAACTTCAACAGATGATCCAGCAAATGACTCCTCAAGCAGAGACTCTGGGACGGATAGCCTGCGCTAATGAAATGGCCAAGGAATACGGTATTAGTGCCGAGGCTTTGATAGCTGATACGACTCTCTCAAGTCCTCAACAAATGGAACGTAAGGCCGCTAAGATGGCCATGACAGCCAAAGATGCAGAGATTCGTAAGTTATCAGTCAAACCAGAAACCTTTGATAAAGGACCATCAGGTGAGGTAACAGGGGAATCCTCAGAATCATTAACAGCGGAACAAATCGAGAAAATGCCTATCGAGGAATACGCTCGGCATAAATCAATCAAAAGGGCGTATGAATAAATTTCGGAGGTAAATCAATATGAGCGGTATGTTAACCCCTTTGGTTATCGCTAAAGAAGCCCTTATAGCTCTGGAGAATGAAACGGTATTATCCGGTCTCGTTCACAGAGACTTTTCAAAAGAGTTCACCAGCGTAGGTGCAACAATCGTAATCCGTAAACCAACAGTTTATACGGCTACGGTAGTTTCCAATACTGTCAATGCCTGCACAGTGGCAGAAACCAGCGTGGCCGTTGTCCTAAACCGGCTGGCTGATATTACCCTGTCAATCACTTCTCAAGACCTATCCTTGGAAGTAGAAGATTTCAGAGAGCAATTCATCATGCCCGCTTTAAGAGGCCATGCACAGTTGCTTGATCTCTATGGAGCCAATGAAGCGGTCAACTTCGCCGGGTTTGCAACAGTATCCGGTACTCCAGCCCTGTCTGATATCGTCCAGTTAGGAGCTGTCCTTGATGCTCAGAAATGCGGTAGACCTAGAAATCTGGTCATGGGGCCAATCACCAAGGCCGGATACATGGTACTCGAACCTTTCCTTTATGCCGAACATCGGGCTGATGGTGGAAAGGCCATGAGAGAGGCTGAAATGGGTCGGACTCTTGGCTTTGATTGCTACATGGATCAAAACATGAACATCAACCACTCTGCCGGTGATATGGCTGATGCTGCTGGCGCTATGGTAGGTGCTGGTGCTACTGGTGATGGAACTGCCACGGTAGATGCCATTACCTCAGCGGGTACAGTTAAGGCTGGAGATGTCTTCAAGATCACTGGCTACGATCAGTGGCACAGAGTGTCCCTGGCTGCAACTGCCAACGGTACAACTTCCCTGATTATCACCTTCACACCCACTTTCGCCACTACGATAGCGGATAACGCCGTGGTAACTTTCATACCTTCAGGTGATGATAACCTGGCTTTCCACAAGAACGCTCTGGCTCTTGTGACTCGTCCTTTGGAAGCTCCTCTCGGTGGAGCGAAAGCGGCTGTCCAGTCCTATAAAGGGCTTTCCTGCCGTGTGGTCTATGACTACAACATAATGACCAAGACCAACATCATGTCAATCGATATGCTGTACGGTTGGAAGACTCTGGATATCGCCCTGGGTGCTCGGTTAATCGATTCACGGTCAGTCTAAACTAACGCTTTCGGAGTAGCATCCGAAGGCTAGTTCCCAATAAGGTAGGGAAGGCGAAAATAAGTAACCTTCCCTACCGAAAATAAAATAGATGGAGGTTTTTTAAGTGAGAATTCTTTGGGACTCAGTTTCGCCCTTCGTAGGATCGGGCTATGGAATGCAAACTTCCGTTGCTACAAAACGTTTGCGATCTATGGGACACGATATGGCTATTCTTTGTTATTACGGTCTGGAAGGTTCAAAAACAGAATGGGGAGATATTACTCTCTACCCCAACAATCCAAGGGACTATGGTGTCATAGATGCGCCTATTATTTATGATGATTTCAAAGCTGATTTATTAATTACTCTGGTAGACCTCTGGGTACTCAGGGGTATGGACCCCCGATTGAAGTGGTGTCCGTGGATGCCAATCGATCACGATCCCCTGCCTCCATTGGTACTAGAGGCTTTAAAGAAATGTCCTGGCATAATCAAACCTATCACCATGAGCAAATTCGGTATGAAGCAATTAAACGATAACGATATAGATTGCTACTATATCCCTCATACCGTTAATACCAATCTCTTTAAACCCGATCCAGAAAACAGAGAAAAGAATCGAGCTAAATATAATTGGGAAGATAAATTTGTGATTGGTACGATAGCCACGAATCAAGTTGAAAGAAAGAACTGGAACGCCGGTATGCAGGGTGTCAAGATGTTTGAAGCAAAACACCCAGGCGAAGTTGTTTATTATATGCACACTAATCTCAATGATAAGGCTGGTATTAACCTGGCTGCCATGCGGGAAAATATGAATATGAAGGAATATACCAGAGTTCCCTCAATCGCTCAAATGAATATTGGCATCAGTCAGGCAACTTTGGCAGCGGCCTATAATACCTTTGATGTATTCTTACTGCCTACTAAGGGTGAAGGGTTTGGGATCCCACTTATTGAAGCGCAATCCAGTGGAGTACCTATTATAACGACCAACTGCACAGCCCAGACTGAACTGATGGGTGGTGGATGGTTTATCAATCGACTGCATAAGGAATGGACAGCACAGGCAAGCTGGCAATTTAACTGTGAGCCAGAAGAAGTATGCGAAAGACTGGAAGAGGCTTATCAGGCTAAGAAGGACGGCTCTATCCTAGAAAAGCAGAAACAGGCCAGGGAAAAGGCTATGGAATATGACGAGGATGCTATCTTCAGTACATACTGGCCTTCCGTTCTGGCTGATATAGAGAAGCTACTCAAGAAACCAAAGAACATGGAGGGTGTCCAGAACTGGCGGTTAGCCTTCCTGCCTCAAAGCGTTGTACCTCGTAAAGTCCTCGATGTGGGTTCAGGACTGACTACACCTTATAAGAAGTATCTTCAGACTATGGGCGAATATGTAGCCGTGGATAATCGAGCAGAGCCTAACAGCGGAATCATCAATGCCGATGCTCATAAACTACCTTTTGAAAATAAAGAGTTCGGGTTTGTTTTCTGCTCTGAGATGCTGGAACACGTTACCGATCCAGAGAAGGTTGTTGCCGAATTAAAGAGAGTGGGTGTTCATGGGTGTATCTTATTCTCAACGCCTAAGACACCCTCATTCAGAATAGACCCAGAACATAGAGTAGTTGATCCTCGCAAAGTTAAATATTGTGAGATGGCTACAGGGGATGGACTGGTTTCATGGTAGTTGATAATTTTATGGAACAGCAAGAGTATAGGGACTTTTACTCACTGCAATCGCAAAGAGCTGTGCAATACTGGAAGGAAACAGATCGTAAAGACTTTGAAGCTGATCTCTGGTATAACCGTAATCGAAACGAGATAGGCATTAATATGATTGCAGAGATTTGCAGGGGTAAAAAAGTTCTCAGTGTTGGCGGTGGTGAATGGGTAGAAACCGAGTTCCTTGAGAAGTTGCCTGTCAAAGAACTTGTGAGGACTGATCTAATCGATGCGGAAGGTATCAAAGTGGCTGATGCCGCTGCCTTGCCTTTTGAAGATAATTCGTTTGACGTAGTGATCTGTCGGGAAGTCATAGAACACGTTATAGAAACCGATCCTGTACTTGATGAAGCGCACAGAGTTTTGAAGGATGGTGGCTATTACTTTATCTCTACTCCCAACGGATATAACACGTTTCCAGACGGCAAGTTGCATCGGAGAGCATATACTCCAGAGAGTTTCATTAAAGAGTTAAAACTGCATGGTTTTGAAGTGGTTGATAAGAGAGGAGATGTACCTAATATTTTACACTCTCTTCTCTCGCTTTCAAATCTTGGTTTTAAGAATGTTCTGGAAGAATTTAAGAACATAGAAGCCATGATGAGAATATCTCCGATATCCTATTATGTCGGAACGTTCATGTATGTACTGGCAAAGAAGGTGTCAGTATGAAGATACTCTTACTTCAACCGAGACTGAACTGGCCTCGTGAATATTGCGAGAGTCCTTCGATTGCACTCTTAACTTTAGGTGCTATTGCAAAGAATCACGGTCATGAAGTCAAGGTCAAACATCTTAATATTGATACTCTCTCAACCGAAGATTATCAGGTTGATTTGGTCGGGATTACCTGCAATACCTTTATGGTTAAAAGCGCCAGACAGTTAGTTAAGGATTTCAGAGAACACAGTAAAGCCAAGATAGTTCTGGGTGGCCCTCATGCTATTGCCTGGAAGCCTGAAATAGACGGGCAGGTGGATCATATCGTTATTGGTGAGGGTGAGAATCAGTGGGAGCAAATACTAGGCCATGAGCCTTCATTTAATGGCTGTATAGATGATATCCCTCTTCCTGATTATTCACTGGTTGATATGCAAAGATTCAGCGGTGTAGGGCCTGTTGGTGCGGTTCCTTCAACGGTATTGTTCGGATCTCGCGGGTGTCCGGGAAAATGCGTATTCTGTAATACTCCAATCTTCTGGGGAAATAAACCTCGATACCGAAACCCCAAGAGCATTGTTGACCAGATTGCCATGCTGAATAAAGAGTATGGCATGCAAGAGGTCTTCATACAGGATGATACGTTTAATGCTAACTGGCCGTGGGCTAAGGAAATCTTCGAAAGGATTATTGCCAGAGGACTTCATAAGAAAATGGTCTTCAGGATAGATTGTCGATCTAATGAGAAGATGCTTTCAGAGGACTTCTTAAAGTTAGCTGCCAAAGCTGGTGTCTGGAATATCTTTTTAGGGATTGAAAGCGCCAGTCAGAAAATGCTCGATAACATGAAAAAGCATATCACGGTAGAAGAGTATAGAAGGGCTTGTAAGCTCATTCCAGAGTACGGCATGAAGGTACAGGCCTCCTTTATCATCGGACTACCTGGGGAAACGTGGAAGACTCTTGAAGAGACTCAACAGTTTATCACAGAGACTCATCCGTGGGTTGTAGGGGCTGGCTACGCCACGCCTTTCCCGGGGACTGAGTTTGATAAGTATGTCACGGAACACAATCAGAAACTAGCAGTTGACTACGCCGATTATCTTTATGGTGCGGTACTGGTAAGAACAGATGAATTAAGTTATGACGATTTAGCTTCATTCAAGGGTTTTAATAATACCAAGATCGAGAAAATGAGTTAGGGGGTGATCCTATGCCTGAAATGTTAGAAAAGAAACTAAGAGCAGAGGCCAAAAAGAAAGGACTGACAGGTGAACGTGCAGACGCTTTCGTCTATGGAATTATGCGTAGACGTGGTTTTAAACCTCAAGGAGAGAAGAAATGATTTGCGCTAAGTGCGGTAATACCTGTACCAGAGTATCAAATGGCAAACCTGTCTGTACTCCTTGCTTCATTCAGGGCTGGGGAAGATTGCCTTTGATGCCTTTACCAGAAGAAAAGGCTCCACTCTATGTCTCGGATAAACCACCCAAACCAGCGAAGAAAGGGAGAAACTAATTTGCTTTACGATTATATCTGCACGAATAAAGATTGCCTGAATCGGTTTGAAAAACTCAAATCTGTAGCCGATAGGGACAAGGCCGAATGTCCTAAATGCCAGACTCCAGCACAACGCCTGTTATCCACTGGAGTAAGCAATAAATGGGTTGGCCCTCCAGAATGGGCGAATGCCTGGAAACAAGGGAAAGTATTTTAGGGAGGTGAACTATGGCTGCTCCAGATGCGGCGACTAATGTAAAAGCAACGGATGGAAGTTTAATTAACAAGGTCACGATCACATGGACTCAATCAGCGGGAGCCAATATTTACCACGTCTACAGAGACTCGGTTGATTACGCAACACTAGGAGATGTGGCTACTTATGACGATACCGTAGTCGAGACGGGTAAAGTCTACAGTTATCAAATTAAAGCCTTTACGGATGCAGATGGAGCGGCTTTATCTACTGCCGATACAGGATGGGCTAGGAGTGGTACATTCCCAGAACAATCTGTCATGCCTCAAAATCCAGATGATATGTTAAAAATGGATCATCTGGTAGCCAAGACCAGTTCGAGTCCTTTAACCACTGGCAACCTTTTCAAGTTCAAGGGGAAGATAGCCATCGTTTCACTTATTGGAACGATAATAACTGGAATACAGGCTCAGACTACCAACGTCAAATTATCGGTTGTCTGTGATTCTCTGGATGCTTACGATATTTGCGCTAACAAGGATATTGTATCCTTCGCTGTAGGATCGTTAATCTCGATCACTGGTACGGCTGCAAATGCGGCTGTCTCAACCACGGCTGTAGGCGCTATGGCTCCAGGTCAAGCCAGCATCGTTACCCTGACCTGTATCACAGAAGGTTATATCACAGTGACCTATGGAGCTGCCTCCACTGGTGCTATAGTCTGGGATTTGAAATGGGAACCCTTGAGTGTCGATGCCTCGGTAGTAGCGGTATAGGGGTGAAGATATGAGATTAAAATTCAGGTTAGCCAATGGTAAAGTAATAGGTTATAAAAAGATAGGCAGCCTTGAAGAAATCCCACAGGTACAGCAGGATGTTTCTTTCGATGGACGGAATTATACAGTTCAAAGTGTTTCCGTCCGGTCAGATGATCTTTATCAGGTTATCGTGGTTGAAAAGCCTTTAGGAATGATACAGCGAATATTGCGGTTTCGGAGGTAGGTTTAAATGAGTGAAATGTCTGATTACCTAGAGAATAAAGTAATCGATCATATGTTGAGGGCTGTGGCCTGGACTGCGCCTGCAACTGTATATGCCGCTTTATTCACGGCTGATACAGGACTTGAGTCGGATAGTCCTTCAGCAGAAGTAAGCGAAGCGAGTTATGCAAGAGTAGCCTGTTCGGTCTGTCCTGCCACGGCTGGGGCGGCATACAATGGCAACACGGTCACATTCGCCACGGCAACGGCTTCATGGGGTACTGTAAGCCACGTAGCTCTCGTAGACCATCTGACTAACGTAACGTGGGGAACTAATGTTCACGTACTCTTGTGGACTCCCGTTGATACTCCGAAAGGCATTGGGATTGGTGATACGCCTCAATTCAATGTTGGTGATCTCGATATAACAATGAGTTAGGGGTCTAAATGCGAATAGTCTATGAAAAGTCAGGAACTCACGTACACAAAGATCAGTTAAAGGCTAGACTCGACTTTTACCCCGAAATTGGTGAGAAGTCTTATACTCAAAATTACGTCAATGTGCCTGTGATTCCAGAAAAGGGCTATCCCGGGAAAGTAGATAAAGATGGAAATCCAGCTAATCAAAAGGATTACGATACATGGCTGGCTGGCTTACCTCATATCTGGCAACTCAATCCGTGTCTTTCAGTCTTTGTGGCAGTTGACCAGAATATCACCAAACAGGTTCTAACCGAATTCTGCAACGATATTTATAAAGCTGACCAACTAGCTACGATAGACGATATCATGTCTCGAACTGGCTTGCATGAATCCGCTCACCTTATCTCGCCTTACATGAACGGTAAAAACAAGTTCAGGTCACAACTATCCACAGCCAAAACACTATCCTTTGATACTCAAGCGAAAACCTCTATTGATAATATCCTTAAAGATTTTACAGTAGGCAAACTAGCAGACGGCAAGATAGAACAAATCCAGCCTCAGAGTATTGATGTAGGGCCGGGTGCGTTCGTATATGACGCTTCAGCTGGTTCCTCATCTCAATACACATGGACTGTTGCCGATAATCCGGCGAACGCAGATGGTACGTTGAATACTTGGGAACTGTACTTTTGGGATTTTAACGCAGCTAACGTCGTAGTTGCCACAAATGAAGAGGTTTCGGCAGATACATTTACTACACGTGATTATGAAACGATAGGGGCGGTTACGTGTGGTTCTAAGCAAGTATTTACGGGGCTATCAACATCGGTAGCGACAGGAGATTATGCAGGAGTCTGGTGGAGTAATGAGGCAGGAATTGCAATGGACTATACCACTGGCTATGCAGGTGTATGGATAGGGACGGACGTTCTTCCGCTAACTAATTCCTTGCAAGCTATCAGTACACCAAGTGAGGGAGGAGCATGGATTACTATCGCCATATATGCCACAGGAACAGAGGCGGGTGGGACTGTTCAAGCTCTCGCGGGTGTATGTGCTGGTGCTGGTGGAATGAGTGGTCTTCTTGCCAATAAATATAAAGTAACAGCCACTATGACAGGTGCGGGATCGGCTATTGGTCTTCTATCGGTTAAGCGAACTTTCTCAGGGGTTATGAACGGTTCTGGTACATTAGCTGGAAACTTAAAGAATAGAAGATCATTCAGTGGTGTATTTTCAGGGGTAGGACTTCTTTCAGCAGAACTCAAGCGAATAAGACAATTCACAGGAACTATGACAGCTAGCGGAGTTCTAGCTGGTATCTTGAATGTAGTTAGGGGATTGAAAGGATCAATCTCTGGTTCTGGTTCTATGATAGGTGCTTTGAGTGTTAAACGGAATCTCACAGCAATCTTTTCAGGTTCAGGTCAAATGGTAGGTGATCTTACATTAAAGACTAAGGTTATACTCTTGTCTGCTGTATTATCTGGCGTTGGATCATTTACTGGCATACTAACCAGAATACGGAATTTAACGGGTACTATGACGGGAACGGGAACATTATCAGCCAATCTTAGAGATGCCAGCGAATCAGGTTCGTTTGGATCAGGCATACTTTGGTGGTTTTACAAAAGAATCCATAGGCGGTGAAAAATGGGGAATAGTTTATACTCAATACGTCAAGCAGTTGGTCGAATGATGGGGTCTGGAGATATCATCATAGTGACAGGTACTCCAGCGGCTACATTCTCGACCAGTGGCTTTACCTGTGGCACTCTAGCCTTAGAGGATAGCGATTATTATAACGACTGGTGGTTAAGGTTCTATCTGGGAACTCACAAGGACACTACCAGACGGGTGACGGCCTTCACCACGACAACAGGGGCGGTTGTCTTCTCTCCCGTGGTCACAGGGGCGGTAGATGCTACTGACCTCTTTGAACTTCATCGAGACTTTTCACCTGAAGAAATTAACAATGCAATCAATCTGGCTATTCAGATGATAGAGACTGAATATCTGGAAGAGAAGTCGGATGCTACTCTGGCCGTAATTGCCAATACCTACGAATATGCCGTACCGACTGGGTTTGCCTGGATTGATGAAATCTATCAGGAACAATCTAATGCCGATCTCTACTCTTCCAGTGACCTCATAGATAGACGGTTCTGGAAGATCATTGATAAGGCTGGCACAAAATATATCTGGTTTGAAAGTGCCTATATCACTGGCGTAGGCGATCCTTACTCTCAGACATTTGGACTCACCACAGGCCGGAATCTAAGACTGGTAGGGCAAGGCAAACCCTCTACTTTAACACTGGATGCCGAGACAACCAACGTGCCCATGGCCTATCTGGTTCAACAGACCAAGGCTCTCTTACATCAACAGAGAATTGATGAGGTATCAAGCAGTTCAGTTTCGGGACGGCAGGATTCTCAGATGCAGATTGCTCAAAGAATGGCTGATAGAGAAAGAGAAAAACTCTTTTCTACTCCAAGGGGGTGGAAAGTATGACGTCAATTATCTGGTTAATATTTTCCCATTATATAGGTGATATAGCCTTACAGAGTTCATGGCAAGCTGAAAATAAAAGTAAATACTGGTATGTAATGTTATCTCACTGTATGATTTGGACGGCTTGTGTTTGTATTGCCTTGCAGTATCTAGGTCTGTTTGAATACTGGAAAGTATTGTTTCTTGTTGTCGGTCATGGTTTGATGGACGAATGGAAATGCCATCAACCTCATGAACGTGAGCTAAAAGTACCTGATTATGCGCCTATTAACCAGTACAATACTTTTCATATAGTTAAAAAATCGAACTGGTGGATGATCTACCCGGATCAAGCATGGCATTTTATACAGTTACTTATTGTTTATTTCCTTTAAGGAGAAAGTATGACGAGCGTCTTTAAAAAGAAGGAAGTTTATCTTTTTTCTAACCATTATCCGATTATAGGTGATGTCCAGAATGCCTTGAGACAACCTTTTGCGAACAAAGTTGCCTACGGCGATTACACAAAGGATTCTGAAAAAGATAAGTCCTCAATTACATTCAGAGACAATGATGGTGGTATTGGAATTAAGGATATGATAGAAACCAAACACGCTAATCGTTGTTTCTGGTCAACCTGTGAACTGGGATTCCCGGGGCATCTTGTACCGGCGCCTTTGGCCGTTGATTGTAGCAATCCGGGTTCAACCAATCCGGCTGTAATGATTGAATTTAACAACACTGAATATGTGGCCTTTGGAACAGATGTTAGGTCTTGGACAGAAGCAACACCAGCTTGGTCTGCTTCTCTGAAAACTTTAGGCGCTGTACCTACGGATGCTGTAGTCCATAAATCAAAACTGTATATAGCATGCGGGGCTGACTTTGAACGCTTGACTGCTCCTACTACCTGGACTACTGGTACGGTCATAGCCAGTGGAGCAAAGAGTACGCTCTTCTTATTGAATTGGGATGAGAAACTATTAAGACTCACCACTACCGGACTTCTATCGTATTCAGTGGATGAAGGGGTGACATGGACTGATAACGCTCAATCTAACCTTGCCAGTGGTTGTTTTACATCTCTCTTCCTGGGTCGTAATACAGCAGATTACATTGTGCCTTTTCTGGGTACGACAACCGGACTTTATGAACTTGATTTTGACAGTGCGGAATGGCTAGATACCGGTTTGACCTTCCCTGAAAACTCTAACGCCTGCAAAGGTTCGGTTATGTGGCGGGATTTATCGACCTATATTCCAGTAGGTATGGGGCTATTCCAATATATCACCGCTTCCAATCCTACGATAATTAATCCAATGGGGCCGGATAGAGATTATGGAGTGCCACAGGAATATCGGGGTAATATTATCAAGATTTTGCCAGAACTCAACGGCCTGTATGTTTTAGCCAGTTCCGGTTCTGCTGTAACCCGAGATTTATACGCTGCCTGGGACTATTGGGATGGCGTTTTTTATGATGAGGACTATTACGGTATTCTACTGAAATGGTCTGGCAAGGGTTGGAGTGTAGTCAAAGCCTCAACCAATGCCGTCTCAGGTGCTACTGTGACTGGCAACATA